AATGTTGTTAGAAACATAAAGAACTAAATCCTCTTTTCCGTACAATGCAGCAGGTAAAGCGTCAACGATAGAACCTAATTGTGCAATAACGTTTGTAGCATCAACAGTAGTACCAGCAATTTCTTGAGCAGCAGGTAAAGCAGCATCAGTAGTTAATTGTGTCATGATACCAGCAAATTGTCCAGCTGTTGCGTTAACACCTCTCCAAATTGAAGTCTCCATTCCAGCAGCAACTTTCTCAGCAGCGTGTGCAATTAAGAAATCAGCAAAAGATTTAGGCAATACATCGAACGCAGAATAACCCATTTGGATAGCATCCCAATCAGCTCTAAAGTCAGACTTACAAAGTTGTAGGTTAACTTGGAATGATTCAGGTTGAAGAACTCTTTCTGTTAAAGTTACAGTTGAAGTTGGGTCAAAATCACAAGTTGCATTTCTAATGATATCATCAGTAGCTACTCTTTTGATAACTTGCTTGTATTTAACGTTAGGCATGATAGTAATTCCGCCTTTTTCTAAAGTTGGAGCTGACAATAAAGCAGCTGCAATATACTTACCTGCAAATTCGCCAGCGTAAGTAGTTGTAATTGATTGTGTTGTACTCATTTTTATGAATTTTTTAAATTATTTATACTACTGTTAATGTAATTGCTCCAGCAGCAGTTCCCAATCCGAAAACATACCAGTTAGAACCGTCACCATGTAATTCTACGAAGTCACCGATTGTGTCAGCAGAAGCTGAAAATGTAATCGTGTTTTCGTCTGCTCCCGGTACGTTAACGCTGTTCACGATAACACCACCTTGAATCTTGTTTGAAGCCGCTTTAATAGTCCATGCAGTCGTAGCGAATAACGCACCAACTACAAAACGATATCTTTGACCAGCTCCGTCAGCAACAGCAGGAAGTGTAATTTGCGCACCTGCAGCAGCGTTAAGAATAAATACTTTACCGCTATCCTCAGCAGTTAAGACTGTTGCACCTGTCAATGTTTCAACTACGCCTACTTGACGTAAAGAATCATTCGAAATGCTTGTAAATGTTGTACTCATTTTTTTTGTTTTTTTAAATTATTACTTATTTATTTTATTCATTACTGAATCCATAATTGTGCGAGGTCTTTTTGAAGCTATTTTAACAAACTCAACTTTGTTTTCATTTTCAGGATTGAAAGAAATTGGCTTAACTTCCTCTTCGATAGCTAACTCAACTTCCGTTTCTTTAACCTCTTTTAATTTGCTTAGTTCAGCTTTTAAAGTTTCGTTTTCCTCTTTTAGTTTTTCGATTTCAGAAAAGAAAGTTTCTTTAACTACGCTTTCGATAGTTTTCTTAGGAGCTGTTTTTTCAGTTTCCATTTCTTCCTTTTTACCGCTTTCAACTTCTACCTCAACTTCAGGCTCTTCAACTTCCATTTCTTTTTCTTTAACTTCAGAAATAACACCCTCTTCAATTACGATTAAAAGACGACCGTCTTCAAGTTCATACTCTCCAATTGGCACGGGTATTTTTTGTTCGTCTTCCGTTACGATAAACACTTCGCTTCCTGCTTCGAATGATTCAGCTTCAAGAATAGAAACTCCATCCATTAATTTCATTTGTTCAAGTTTTACTTCCATTCCAAGTAAAGTTTTGATTTGATTTATTAGGCTATTTTTCATTTTTATTTATTTAATGTTTTTAATTAAATCAGCTTGTAGATAAGCATCTATTGTTTTGTAAATAACATTTTTAGTTGGGTCTAATCCTAATTCAACTGCATTAGCTTTAAATTTATCCATTAAACCACGTGATTTTAAAGTTTCACTTTTTAAAGTTTTTTTAGCCTCTTCAAAACTTCTTTCAATATTAGAAGCGTTTAATAAAGCTGTTTTTAAATCATTTTCTGCTTTTCTTAAATCTTCACCTAAAGCCAATTCAATTTCATGCGAAGCCAACTTAGTTTCTTCTTTAAATAGTTTACTGAAAACTGTTTTTAGTGTATTCATAACTTATTAACTTTTAAATTTATACTTGTTCCTTTTTTATCCGTTTTGCCGTACTATCGTTCGTACTCCGTCTATTTCTGTTATCGTTACATTTTGTAGCGTTACACTCGCTGTTTTGCCTATCCCTTGAGCTTGTAAACTTCCATCGCAACATTCCTTTGAGTATTTTCCGTCTTTACACAAACAACCCCTTTTGCCACCGCGAGGACTTACCTTACTTTCCGTTCTCATATTTATTTATTAAGTCTTTTAATTTTTCAATCATTTCTTGCTCCTCATTTTCTTGTAAACTCATTTCGTATTTGTCAACAAAATAACCCTCGATGCTGAATCCTTTTACTTCACCAGCTTTTACCTTGTTCCAAATCTCATCGTTATTGACTTTCATTGAAATCATCCAAGTTCCTTTTGGTAAATTGAATCCGTATTTTGCTGACTTGTCTTGTTTCTCATCTTCTATTATCCAGCTCTCAACAACTGACATACCGTCTAACATTTTCTTTTCGTGTTCTAACGTTGCGTTGTTTTGGTTGGCTCTCATTAAGAAAAGTTCCGATGCTTTGCGTACCGTGTCCTCACTAAAATAAATATAGAACTCTTTGTCTCCGTTTTTACGGTAAATCTGTTTGTTAGGAACTAAAGCCGCACCCATTAAGATACGTTTTTCACCGTCAACTTCTTTTAATTCTACTTCGTGTTTTTTTAAGGCTACAAAATTCTCTTCTATTGCTGGGCTTTCAACAACTGAAACCGCATTGATACCGCTTTCGATTTTATTCTCATCAATTAGCAGTTCTATAATTTCCATCTTTGCCATAACTATCTAACTTATAATGTTGCGTTTTGTACTCTATTTCTATCTAATGACTGAGCCGAAGTAACCTCACCACTTACAACATACGCCTTTGTTGGCTGTTGCTGTAATGTTGCCAATTGATTTACGCCACTTGTTCCGATAGTTTGAAATTGCGGAGCTGCCATTTGACCACCAGGAATATTACCAGGAGGCGGGTTATTACCTCCAGGAGATGGGCTTTCAAACTTTTGTGATGCAATCTTAGCCACGTTTACTAAACCTGCGGCAACTGCTAAACCTGCTGCGATACCACCACGAACGGGAGACGTTGGGTCAGGAACTGGCAAGAATTGCGAAGCGTAAGCACCCGTAGCACTTTGGTAAGTATTAATTAAAGCACTTGCAACTTGCGCAGCCTTTTGAACTTGGAATGCGCGTTTAGCTTGTTTCTCTGACTTCTTACCGAATAATTCTGTAATACTTGAAACTATTTCTAAGCCTTGTTGAATTGACTTAACTTTAAATGAATTTGCATTTTCGTCTATTTTTTGAGCTCTTACCGCTTGCGCTTCTAATATTTGTGTTTTTAGTAACGCTGCTTGACGTTCGGCTTCAACTTCAGCGTTTAAACTGCCTTGTAAATTTTCTAATTTAGTATTGCTTAAAACTTTTAATTTATCAATTTTAACAGTTTCTAATTTTATAACTTCTTTGTTGTCATCTGCAATAGCTTGCCGTACTTTTTCCGCATTATCCTGCTCCGCAATTACTAATTGATTTCCTTTTAATTTTTCTAAGGCTAAACGGTCAGCAAGTAATTTCTCTAATCTTGCTTTGTCTGTTTGGTCTTTTCGTATTTCAAGTTCAATTAATGCGTCAAGCTCTGCTTTTTTATTGTCTATATTTGACTGCCCACCTTGTTTGTTTATTTCTTTAAGCGATAATTGAAAACCTGCTTGTTGATTTTTTAATTCAGTCAATTTTTCTTCTGCCGCTTTTATCGCCTTGTCTCCTTCTGATGCTGTTTCCTCGGGGTCAAATATTAATTCTGCTGCGCTTTTTTTAGCTCCTTCAAACCATTTTGCCAATCCACTATCCTGACCCAAATATTCAGCAACCTTGTCCACTCCTTTTAAAAGCATCTCAAGTGGCTTAGCTATAAAATCAATTATTCCGACTAAAATATCTCTGTTTCTTTTAGCCGCTTCAACCTGTGCTTTCTTTGTAGCTTTTTGATTTTCTAAATTTGTTTCAGCTATTTTAATTGTAGCATCAAGCTCAGTTATTTTAAGTTGCAAAATTTCCTTTTCGCTTTTGCCTTGTAGCTTTAATATGTTGTCTTGTTTATCTAATGCCGAAACTTTTGCTTCCGATGCTTCTAAATTATCTGTTGTTTTTTCATTTAATTTAGTTTGTTCATCACTTACACCACTAACCGCTTCCTTAATGTCATCCCAATAAGCTACAACCGCTCCTAACGCAATAACTAATAAACCTATACCAGTTGCTGCAATTGCTCCTTTAATTCCATTTAAAGAAACTTTTGCAGATTTACCCATGTTTTTAAACCCAGTAGATGCGTCCCCTGTTGCCTCAGCTTGTGCCTCAAGGGCAACTGTGTTAGCAACTGTTGCAACTGTATCCGCTTCTTTTGCAACTGTTAAAATACCAAGTTTAATAGCAGTGTCTTTAATGACAGTTCCTAATTGTTTAAATGAATCTTTCGCCTCAAAAACACCTTGAATGCCTTGAGACAAAGCCATAGCAGATTGAACTTTTAGCATTGTTTCTTCTACTGCTTCACCCTGAACACCTATTAACCCAAGACCACCTTGAACAGCTTGAAAACCATCTAAAACACCGCCAATAGATTTGCTTAAAGCGTTAAATTTAGCATCAGGATTAAAGGCGCCTACTAAATCATTTGTAAACCCAATTTGATCTTTTAAATCAGCCGCTTTTTGAGCTGCCTTAACAGCCTCCGCAGACGTTTCTCCATAGGCTGCCGCAACATTCTGTAATTCTTTTACAGCTTCCCTATACTGTTGTTTAAGGCTTTTACTATTGTCTTGTATTTCTAACTCAATTGTTCTTTTTTCTGCCATCGTGTTTTCTTTTCACTTGTTTATAAATCTTTTTTATACTTGAAGTGTATTCGTGTTTTCCTTTGGCAATATCCACTATTTCACTCACGTTAAAAAAGTCATCCGTTTTTAAAAGTTCTAATATCTGTGCTATCATTCTTGTACTATAATTATGTCTTGCGTTAATAAAGTTCCTGCTGTATTAAAATATGATACTACTACTGTAATCACTTGAACCGAACTTTCCTCTGTAATTAGATTTAATCCAGTTTCTGTAATTATTGGATTCGTGTTTTCGGCTAATATCTTTGAAGTTGTGTTTGGGTTTGCAGGAATACACACCTCAACCAACTGATTTTGGTAAATTGTACTCGGAGTAATTGTAACACCCGAAAAAGAACTTGTAATTGTAGCGTATGCACTTCCATTTATAAAAGGGATATTGATATCTAAACATTGCGCACTTGAATCTGGGTTAATAGGCTCTTGAGCTATCAATGGTCGGAAGTCTAAATACAAACTAAAATTCACCTCACCAGTTGTAAGGTTACTTTTCATTTCGTTTATAATGTATCTCTTATCACGAATTATTAGTCTATCGTTTAATCTAAGCGATGTTAATAGGCTAATTGGTAAAACAGTCTTAACCGTTACTAAACGTTGCTTTAAATCGAATAAATTAGATAAATACGGGAAGTAATAAGTAGCATATAATCCGTTGCTTATTGTTTCATTGT